ATCGACTCGACGAGGTACGTCCGCCCCGAGTGACTGTTTAACTGCATCAGAGAATAGCTTTCCGCAATCCGTAGCCCAGGTACCATCTGCTCCTAATTTGTACGCCTTACCGAGTTGTTCATTAGCTGCGTCTAGTACACCTGCGGCTTGTCCTATAGCGCCACTATTCACGCCTGAAACAGAGCGGATAATATCACGAATATTTTTTTCGTTTGACTCAAACTGGTTCTTAGCAGTTAACTTATCGATTTCGTATTGACTGCCGTCAATTTGTAGGCTTTGTAAAGTAAGTGACCGATACAAATCGGCCATGCGTTCCACTGCACTCGTCAACTTTTCAGCCGCTTGTTGGGCTTTCTTAGCAGCCTGCTCTTGGGCTTTTGCCGCTTTAGCTGCCTCTTCATTCGCCTTATTAATAGCCTCGGTATTCGTTAATCCGCCATTAGCAAGGTCCTCTTTCGCTTTTGCAAGCTCTTCATCGAGTTTCGCTTTCGCAGCATCCGCCTCTTCTTTTTGCTTTAATGCCGCATCGATTCTAGCGCCTTCTTCTTTTGTAGCTAAGCGGTCATTTTTTACAAGACCCAGCCACGCACTATCCTCAATCCAATATCGAGTATCGTGTGATTCCCTAAACTTGTCAGACAGGCCTGCTGTTGAGTTCGTATTCTTGTGAATACGTTTGCCATCAACATCTACGCCAGTATAAGATGCTTTTGTCTGTTCGTTATATCGGAAATCAAGTAGTGCTTTCCCAGCAAGTCCTATTACTGTAGCTAAAGTTACCCAAGGCCCTGCCGCAGCAAGTGTGGCCAATCGCATAAATCCGAGTGCGCTGGTTAATGATCGCATAACTACGATAACTGCTCCGGCTTCTGCACCGAATTTAACAATTCCGCCGATAGCTTCCTTCTGCTCAGCGGTCATCGACTCGAATTCCTTAGCGACATCTAATACGCCTTTTGCGTAGTCATTAAACACAGGAACTAACTCATGGCCGATGGATACTGCTAAGCGTTTTCCGGTATTCTCTAAATCTTTTAATTCACGATTTAGCTTTGCGGATTTAGCTGCAGTCTCATCGTCGATGATAAGCCCCATTGCTTTGGCACGTTCAGCCACTTTGTCCATCTGCTCAGCAGACATATTTAGCATGGCGTGCATTTGATACCCAGTACGGCCAAAGAGTTCCATTTCGACACGAGTCTTTTCAGCCCCGTCCTTCATGCCTCTTAGACGTTCCTGTATCATCTTAAACACTTCGACGGTATTCTTGCCTTGAATATCTTCAAGTGTGTAGCCTAATTTACTGAATATATCAGTACCGAGTTTTCCCTCTGCCCGTGCGACTTCCATTTTTTCTTTGGCTGCTCCGACATTTTTGGAAAACTTAGCAAATGCACCAGCGCTATCTTCCATAGCAATACCCATGTAATTGGCTACTGCTAATAGTTCGCTGGTTTCTTTTGCCGTAGCACCGGTAATCCCTGATAATTTCTTAACGGCTACATCCCATTGAATAGCCTCTTTGGCAAGTTTGGCACCGATGCCTACAACGCCAACACCGGCACCTATCGCCATGAGGTCATTTTTCATTTTGCCAAGGGCAGATTTGGCGCCTTCGGCACTTGCAGTAATTTTCTTGAGTCCTGCTTCCGTATTCTTATCGGTCAGCTGAACGACAATATCAATTAAATTATTGGCCATTCTTGTGCGCCACCTCCAACTCTTTAGCTTCCAAGATTACAAGCAGATCGATAAGGTGCGGTAGTGGCTCAATGCCGTAAGCCCTCGCCACTTCTAATACCGCTGGCATATCAAATCCTGCAATACCGCCTGAATGCCAACGTCGCTGCATTCGGCTAGCGTTGTATACTCGCATGGCTTGTCTCGTTCCATCTAATTGATGCGGGGAATTAAACTCGCACTCCGAACAGTCAAAATGCTGTTTAGTCTCACGTTGCATCTTGATACAATCAGAGCAGTATTTTGGTTTGTCGGAGTTGAGCCAACTCCACGCATCAATTAGTTTTTTTCGATTTCAGCCTTTTTTTCGTGCGTAAAGCGCATGGTATCGAGTGCAACTTCCATAAGATCATTATCTGGCGCTGCGTTGATTTCATCTTCGGTCAAGCCATAGATGTGTTGCATAATCCATTGCGCAAGCTCACGAGAACGTAATAGGCGTTCTGTATCCGGTGCTTCTTCCGGAACTGGGGTATACAATGGGTCTAAACCAGATTTAATTAATTCACCACGTTCAGCGAATGTTAAGCCTCTTACTTTAATATCTTCAAATGCCATGTTGGCACCTCCTAGTATTGTTCTTGATTATTAACTAATGTAATGATGGATGCAGAGCGACCGGCATCCGCACGATAGTATGCTTTAAACGGCAATTCAATATTGACGCCACGAGGACCATCGATGCCTGGAGATTGTCGTTCGTACACAAGTTCAGGCAATTTGAATGTAAGCGACCAGTCATCTTGTTCAAGTCGCAATTCCAAGCTGGATTCCGTACCGTTAACCGCTTTGTTTAAAAGGTCCTTATTTTGGAAGAACGCTTTAATCGTCCCAGAAATTGACACAATACCTGGGTCGATGTATGTTCTAAAGCCTTTACCGCCGATAGCGTAAGAATCACCATCCAAGCCAAAGTCAAAGTTGATATCGCAACTTAGAATATTGGCTACAGTAACGCCACCCTCTTTGATAGTTGCGTTAAGGTTTTGGAACGGTAAGAAATTTACTGTCTTAGCTGCAGCATCAAATGTAGTGGAGGCTAATGTTTCCTTGCAGCCCATTACATCCACAGATGCTGTAAGTTCGGAGTCACCGCCAAACTTAAATCCTAATTTACTAACTCGCGCGCCCGCGAATTGTTGGAACACATTAACATCAGGGTAGCCCTGCTCAATAGTTAACGACGGCATTGTGTTGCCGATTTTAAACACGTGCTCTGACTTCTTATTTGGCGCTTGGCCAGTTGTATTAGAAGTCGGTTGCCCAAATGCAGCTTTTAGCCAGTATCCGATGTCGACTACACCAACAGGCACGACCAAACTACCGGACGTGTCAATGTTGCCACGGAATGGAGCTGCGGGATTACGATCACCACGGATTACTGTGGAGTCATTTAAATTTTGGCTAGCTTTTACGGAGCTAGAAATAATCGGAGTGATAACACCGCCAGTGGTTGGCGTTGTACCAAAGTCCGACTCAAACGCAATCGCCACATGGGACTGAGAGCCCTGCGCACGTTTTGCTGTTGCCATATGCATTTCCTCCTTTAATATTCAATATTCCCACCGATTACATGCGGGATTTCTATAGTAGCTGTTAAACGTCCAGTGAATACTGGGCGCCAATTCATTGAGTCTAATTCATAATCAATGCCGATTACCGGAAACGCTGGATTCACCTTACAAATGCATTCAATTATTAGCTGCCCTAGGTTATCCGACTCTAGTGCTCCGTCGTATCGAATAATGTTCTTAACGCGAGTTGCACCTTTATGGACGATACCCCATACAATCATTAACGAGTATGTGTAGGTATCAGCAAGCCCTTCGTTCTTATTACTCGGTAGTAATATGATGCAAGGGCAATCATCCTCAAGAGGAGCATCGACATCGTCGTAGCCGACATACAGTTGGGCCGGCTTTCCGTATTTGTCATTGCAAAATTTAGTCAACGCCTCATCATTCGCTAGAGCCTCAGACCATCGCTCAACGATGCGCGACAGTGGAATTGTCTGTTGCATCAAATCACCTTACCTTGTAGTTACGTCGAGATGCAGATTGTGCTGCCGGTCCATATATAGCGTAGTCGCCTATCTTATCCTCGATATAAGGTTTAAGCTTAGGCTGTAACGCTGCTTTCATAGGACCATAAGTATGACGTGGCTGAATTTTGAACATCGATTTACCCTTAGGCAACGGTACACCTGCAGCAAATAACTTCTTACGCATAGGCTCTGTAATCTGCTTAGTGTATCCCTCTTCAATTCGTTCACCCAATCTTTTTGCCGAATTAGATAACCACCCAACTCGGACGGATTGCTTGCCCTTGTCATATTGGTATCCAACTGCATTCGACAACTTACCTAGAGGACTGTATCCGATTGTCCTGGCGCTAATGCCCATATCAAGTAAGGCATTTCGCGATTTAGAGCCCCAGGCCTCTCGTTCAGCTCGTCCTCCACTTTGGTATGCTTTGCGAAGTTTAGCACCGAATGCTGACTCAAACGCAGCCCGGCGAGCCGGTGCCATGAAATTGGGATACCTACGTCCACCAGGTGCACCAGACCGAATGCCCTGCTTAATTTCCTTTTGCATCATCCACCCTGTGGATTTTAACGCTTTACGCATCCAGTCCGGTTTGGTTTCCGCGATGAAATTCAGATACGGTGTGGCTGTGTCTGTAATCGTAATTGGTTCATTACTCATTACGGTCTCACCGCCCTCACGTTATGCACGATTTCCAAACAATACATCGTACCGTCAAAGTTGGAAATGTGATCAACATACCATTTCTCGCCGTTGATATACACCTCATCTTTTGGACGAGGGTTAGGTACATCTTTAACGCGCACCCAAATTTGAGCCTTATCGGCTAGTGCTTTATCAACGAATCCGGAACCCTTGCCATCATATTCGCCAATCTCCACGCTAGCTTTTATAGATTGGTCCTTGTAAGTAATCTTTTCGCCAAATACGGATAGTAACGCTTTATCATCATATTTCAGCATCAGTTTTACCTCATAAAAAGTAAAGCGCCCCAAAAGGGCGCTTTGTAATTATTTACGCAGTAGGTTGTAACAACATTACTGTCACAGTTTCCTGTGCAGCTGTCTTAGGTTCTACAGCCATGCCGAGAACTTTACCACCAGTTTTTACTGCTTTATCTGTTAAGAATTGAACTAAATCACCAACAGCGTATGTTTCGGATTTATTAGCTGCCACTTTAAATACACCTGTTACTTTTACAGCGCCAACTTCACCTTTAGCAATATCAGTAAGTGCAACGCCGTGAAGTTTACCAACTTCTACAATGTCGCCTACTTTAACCGCATCAGTCGCAACGAAGTTGATACGATCGGTTTCCATTACGAATTGTGTCATCATATAAGTTACCCCCTAATTATTTACCAGCATTTTTATAAAGACCACGGAAGTCAATAGCGTCAACACCAACATCAAATGCCACTTTGTATTCAATGCCGTCTACGTCGAAGCCTTGACGTGTTTCAAGACGTGGGGTTTCAACACCATTCAAATACGTTACTTCAATAGTATCGTGTTGAGATGCATCCGCTACTAGGTACCATGCGGTAGGGTCTGTCAATTCAGCATCAGACACTACAACAAAACGACCTTTATACGGATTAAATACGCCAGAATTTGTGCCGTCTACTGCAGCTGTAGAGTTAACGATTTGATATGCAGTTACTTCCAATTCAGGTGGCACTACCAAGTATTTAGGTGTGATGTTTAAATTAGCTGCATCGGTAATACCTTTTTGACGACGCATAGCAGTAATTGCTTTCGCCAAAGATGTAACGGATAACGCCTCTGCTGTTTTCGCTACGTTTCCGTGTTTATCATCAAATAAGGCTACGTTATCTTGCATTTTAACTGTACCAGTTAATTGAGCATACACCATTTTGTTTACCAGCCGTTTTGCAGCGGAGCCGTATTTAGTAGCAATTTTGGAGAATAAACCCAAGTCGTCATTAATAATAGCTTGGCGAGTCAAGCTGAAGATTTTACCGTATGTAGCTACTTTAGTACGAGCGGATGCCTCGCCGAATACATCTTGCGGGAATTGACCACCTTCTGGTACTAATTCGAGGTTGCCTGCTTCAGACAATGCGTAACGTGCTGCTTCTTTGAAGTCACGGTTAGAGCCTTTGCCGGTCCAGATTTGGAATGTAGTTTCAGCTTCGTTAAAACCATTCATCACAGATTTATTGGCCAAATTAGACATGATAGCAGGGAATGTAGATGTGGAATTAATAGCCGCACGTGCCATTTCCATGTTATCGCCGAAGTTGGCTTTAGTATCGCATTCACGACGTAAGGACTCGCGGGCTAACTCAATCATGGAGTAGCCCCGCAATTCATTAGCACCTGGTGCCGGTGCTGCTACAGCTAAACCTGCAGCCATTAATACTGCATCTTGTGCGGCAGCACGGAACTTATCAGATTCAGCTTCGCCCATTGTTACAGACACGCCTTTGTTACGTGCGCGTAATTGATCCATTACCATCGCACGAGCTTCGTCAACAGATACGCCCATTACGATTGCTTCGTCTGCACCTTCTACATCGAAGTCACGGAATAATGCAGTAATTTCGGAAGTGCGCTTGCGTTCAGCTTCCATCGCTTTAGCAAGGTCTGCCTGTGTGATGCCAGTTTCAACTGGTTCTGTAGATTTCACTTCTTCAGTTTTTAAATTTTCTTTTGGATCCATACTTTTTTCTTCCTCCTGTGTGTTAATATTCGTATGAATTTCTTCAGCACTTCGACCCACCCCTACTGTTGGGTCAGCAGGAACAGATACAATGCTGATTTCCAAAGGTTCCCAATCGGTTACTACATAGGCCGGACCATTAAATCGACCGTTAGTGGATTTAGTATCCTTATCTTCCAATACTTCGTATCGGTTGACCATATAGCCTACGCTTACCCCTTTTAGCGTTCCGGACTGTACCTTTTGGAATATGGTGTCGGATTGTTCATCTTCATCAAAACGCACTAGCGCTTTTCCTCGATTGTTTTCAATCCAAGCCTTTTCAACGTGTCCCACGACCGCATCACGATCATGATTAAACAACGCTGTCCCTAAACCATTATTAAAGCGCTCAAGATTGATGCACTCTTCATCATGGCAAAGGATTTCATTGCCGAACCAACGGCCATATGGCGTTTCGGAAGAGAAAGACAATTCTACTGTCCGACTATCGGTATCGACATTGTCAATAGTAGATTCCCGGCAATAATTACCAAGAATGCTACGTTTTTGATGTTCACTCATTACTAGCCATCAGCTCCTTCCTGTGTAGTGTCATCATCGCCCATCGTTAGCGGTTGCAACTCATTGGAATAATCTAGTAGAACCCCAAGCTCCTTAGCTCTATCTTGTTCAAGTTTCCGTTGCTCAAGAACTTCTTCCCAATCTCGCCCAGATGATGCACACACATCTTCCAATGTTGTAAGACCGGATTTGATTGCTTCTTTATTAGCGTTAACTTCCTTAACGGGGTCAATCCAAGACCACCCTGGAGCAAGCCAAGCTACCTCTTGGTATTTGTCCTTGTTCGCTAAGTAGTCAGAAGGTAATTCACCCGCTAAGTAAAGGGCGTCAATAAAAGCTTTCCAAATCGGCATACAGAAGTGTGTGATTACAAATTTCTGTACTTGACGGAATGTCTTTTGGTCCTCTAACAAGTTTTGCCTTGCCGCTGAGAAATTCCCAGATATATTACGCGCTACGATGTCAGCGCTCATACCAAGACCGGACGCAATACGTCTGGTCTGAGTTGCTGAGTATTCGCTTGCAGTTCCTGCATTACGTTTAGGGTCTGCAAACTCAATCGATTCACCAGGACTTAAATGTCTAACCATACCCGGTGCCATTGTAATATTGGGTCTACCTTTTTTATCTCGTGGCAATATCCCCGTTTGTCTTGCTGAATTTTGCGAGGTTACAAAAACGCTAAAACATGCTGCTACACGAGCTGCAATCAAGTCCGCATCCATGTATTCGTCGATATCGTGTATTCGCCGTAAAACTAAAGCCAATAGGCTTATGCCTCGAATTTGTGAAGGTCTTTTAGGTTTAAACAACAAAAATGCTTGGTCTGTTGTTAAACGAACTGTATCAAAGGAACGCAAACCCATTGGATCAGTTTGACTCACATGGTAAGCTACAGGCCTGCCGTGTTCGGTAACCTCAACCCCATTGATGATGTTATTCTTACCATGTGTGATGCTTACTGCGCCGATATTTTCAGCTTCTATCAATTGAATGGATAATGGTAAGTACGTGCCCTGTGAAGTTTTATTGACTAGAATTTCCCCGTCGTACACCATACGTCCTAGCGCCATTTCTTGTAATTCATAGAAGTTCGAAATACCCCTAATGTCAGCGTTTTCAGGTTCAGCCCATTTGGCCCATGCTTTCTCGATTTTCTTATTTAGATCGTTGTTTAATTTACCGTTACGATTTCTAACTTTTGCTTGTGGAATAATACCTGCGCCGATTACATTTCGTAACAAAGCAATAACAGCCGACTCAGCTAAGTCTCTGTTCATTTCTGCCGCTCTTGCACGTCCACGGATTATATCACGTGAACCTGTTGCAAGTTGCTCGGCCGTACCATACGCAGGTTGCCAATCACTGCTTAACCTGTCCATAGATGCCGCATCATATTGACGTAGTGCATCACGATATGCTTGGCGCTCATATGCACGTTGTGGGCTCACCCATCCTATTACTTTGTCAATAATGTTCATCGTCCACCCCATGTTACAAATGCATCTGCCTGGTACCCATTTGACTCTTCGTGCACACGCTGCATTAGCGTTTGTTCTCGTGCGTATAGTACTGGTAAGTCAATTGTCTTGAAACGCTTACCACCAATTTGTAATTCAGAGTATCCTTTAGTTTCGATATCCTCAATCACTTGACGAACACGTTCAAGTTGTTCATTTACATCGCTCATGGTTCACCTCCTATCTAAACCAATGCCCCGTATCGCCTATGCCTCCGCCGTATTCTTCGTAGGTTTCAACCTCTTCAGTTTCCTCATAGTCAGCTGGTTCAACTAAATATTTAACACCTGCAATATCTGCTACAGCAGCATTGTATGTGCATGTATCAAGTAAGTGATTGACAGGATGGCTAGTGAGCGGTTTCCATTGCACCGTTACCGCACCTGTTTTCACATTTCTGATTTCTTGTTTTTCTTCCGACCTTAAATGATCAGAGTACTCTTGCGGACATTCTTTGTACAAATGAATTGTTCCGTCTTCATCTGCCGGTCTTATCATTCGTGCAAATATAAAGTCCTTCCAATAATCAGTGTTTAGCACATACAACTTTAATCCGCCTACGACTCCTTTTTCTAGCGAGGTCATAGTGTATGGTGCTGCCATCGTGCTATGATTCGAGGAGCCTTTAACTGGAATACAAACTTCAGGGAATCTAGAACAGAATTGATATACTTCGTCTGTTCTAAAGCCCGAGTCAATGCCAGCTTTCATCACCTGTCGAGATTCACCATATTCTGATGGATATTCTCTGTTTATGATAATTTCCTCTAAATCTTCCCATGTACTTGCCTGTCCATAATCAATCAGATAGGACTTAACACCAGGTGCATACGCTCTTACTTCCCACCAGAAGTGATCAAGTTGTACGTCGACCGAAGCGATAAGTAATACTGCTTTATCTGGCACAACACCACACGGATAATTGGATTGAGTAAATTCCATATTTTGTGTGCTTTTAGTTTTAGAACTTTTCCAAGGTTCAGCTAGCCACGAATTGATGAAGTTCATTAATGTAGCAGGCGTGCCTTTGGAATTCTTAAACTCATATGCAACGTCTCCGAATGTGACCCACGGCGAATATATCGACGATAAGTGATACGATACTGAGCGAACTTTACTTTGCGATTCGTTTACCGCTCTCCATTCACCACGTCTTAACATTTCCATTTTGTGCTTATCGTAAATACGTTCTCCGCAGTGTTCACATTCGTAGTACGCTGTATCACGTATCATGTCCGCATTATCATTGTGTTCTTCAGGCCATTTTATCTGCTTAAACTTGAGGGTCTGCGACACACCACAATGCGGGCATGGCACGTAATATTGTCGGCGCTCATTTGCACTCATGAACGCCTGCCAAATATTACCCGACTCGACCGTAGG